AACAACACTATAATATGCTAAAAGATATAATAGACTTATTAAATGAAGATGATTGGCTAGTGTCTGATGAGGATATATTAATAGCTAAAGGAAAATATCAATCCACTACAAACTGGAAAGAATTTAAGTACAACCTAAAACAAAGAAGATTATAAGATGGCAGATTCGGATAAAGTAATATTACTTAAAATAGAGGTCGCACAAGCACAGGCTAATGCCAACATAAAGAAGCTAGAAAAAAGCGTAGAATCTTTAGATGGTAGAACTAAAGAGTATAAACTAACCTTAAAAAAGCTTCAGTTAGAAAGAGCTAAATTAAATGATTTAAGGAACAATACAGTTGGAGTAAACAAAAAGGTTGAGGCTTCTGTAAAAAAACTAACTAAAGTACAGCAAGAAGGTAAAACTGCTGTAGGAGCTAGTACTTCAGCTACCTTAGAACTAGGTAGGGTATTGTCTGATATGCCTTATGGTATTCGAGGTGTTGCAAACAACTTACAACAACTAGCTTCCAACTTGTTTTTTATGTCTAAAGCTACAGATGCAGCTACAGGTAAAACTGTTGGATTTATGGGTGCTGTAGGTAACTTAATAAAAGGTCTAGCTGGTCCTGCTGGAATATTAATTGCATTTCAAGGAATTATAGCTTTATTTGATTATTTCAGCACTAGCACAAAAAAAGCTGGAGAGGAAACTAAAAGTTTTAAGGATGAAATAGAAGACCTTAACTCTATGATGGAAAAACAAAGCGATACTACCAAGCTAGTTACTGATAATATAAGGGTCTACTTAAAATTATTAAAAGATAAAAGAGAGTTAGATAAAGAAATGTCTGACTTAGATAAGGAGAAGGTAGAATTAGATGAAAAGATTGCTTGGAACACAAGGGAGCAATTACGATTAGAGGAAAAAATAAAGAACAGTAAGTTAGATACTTCTGTAGTAGAAAAAAAACTAGATGCAGTTAAAAATAGAGGATTGGATTTAGAAAATCAATTAGTAGCTATTTACGAGAAAGGTCAGAAGGCTTTAGATAAATATAAAAAGACTAAAGACGATATGACTGCTGCTCAAGAAGGAACTGTAGCAGCTTTAGAGAAAGAGAAAAAAGAGCTTCAAGATGTTCAGAAAAACGTTTCAGATTCTTCAATAATATGGAAAACTTACGAGGCATCTATACAGAGTGTTCAAGATAAAATAGATGCAATAACTGGTGGAAAGAAAGGCAAAAAAAGCTCTAAGATTGATTTATTTGACACACCAGAGGAGCTAGAAATTAAAGTAAGAAGTAATTTAGATGCTAGTCAAAAACTAGCTAAACAAACAGAGTTAATAAACCTAAAGTCAGAAGAAAACTCTGAACTAGCTATGGCTCAAAGCGAAGAAGCTAAGACTTTTATAAAAGAAGATTACGCTAGAAGAAGGCTTGATATTACAGAAAAGTATGAGAAGAAGGCTATGAATGCTAAAGCCGATGCTGATATAAAGTCTGCTAACGATTCCTATAATACCTATATCAAAAAAATAGACAAGGAGGTTGTTGCTTTTGAAGCTAAGTTAAGGAAGGATGGAAAGGCACTTACTACAGCAGAGCAAAAAATGCTTACTGATGCAAAAAAAGTAGCTTCTGATAAGAAAGACAATGCTCAAACAGAACTTACAGATACTGTTATTTTAATAGAATCAGAATATGGTAAGTTGTTCCCATTTTGGCAACAAATGGCAGCAGCAAGAAGAAACGCTATTGGAACAGATAAAGAGATTGATACAGAAAAGGAGTTTACCTTAGGGGAAGGTCTTCAAGAGTATATGAAGCTTCAATCCTCTATGACTAGCTTTTTAAGTGGAGAATACGACAGACAGTTAACTATAGAGCAAAACAAGACTAACGCTTTAAATAATGAACTTAATCAAAGGCTTTTAAATGAAGACTTATCTAAAGATGAAAGAGAGAGAATACAATTACAGATAGGTAGAAATGACGAGAAACTAAGAAAGAAGCAGGAGGCTATAGAAAAGAAAAGGTTTAAGTTAAATAAAGCAGCCAACATCGCTAATGCAACCATAAACACATTCTTAGCTGCTTCTCAAGTATTATCTGCTGACGAAATCCCTGTTCCAGCAAGACCTTTTGTTATGGCAGCAACTATAGCTAGTGGTTTATTGCAGGTGGCTAAGATAGCTAGACAAAAGTTTCAATCTTCAGCAGGTAGTGGAGGTGCTATAGGAGCAGGTGCAGGTGGAAGTGGTAGTGGTGGAGAAGGTAGAGAGTTTAACTTCAACCTAGCAGGAAGCACACAATCAAATCAACTAACACAATCAATAGCTGGTCAATTAAGTCAGCCAATACAAGCTTATGTAGTTTCATCAGAAATGACAAGTCAACAACAATTAGATTTAAGTATATCCAATACAGCAACAATAGGTTAAAATAATAATTATGGAAGATTTAGACATTATAGAATTAATAATAGACGAAAACAATTTAGAGGATGGAATAGAAGCTATCTCTCTAGTAGAAAGTCCTGCAATAGAAGAAAACTTTGTAGCTTTAAGTAGACACAAAGTAGAGTTCAAATCTGTAGATGACGAGAAAAGAATTGTAGTAGGATTAGCTTTAGTTCCAGACAAGGAAATATTTAGAAAAAGTGGAGACTATGCTTACAAGATAATGTTCTCTAAAGAGACTGTTAAGAAAGCATCTGAACTTTACCTTAAAAGACTAAAGAACAACAATGCTACTATAGAACACGAACTAGCAGTAAAAGGAGTGTCACTTATAGAGTCTTGGATAGTAGAAGACCCTAATATGGATAAAACTAACCTATACAAGTTAGATGCTCCAGAAGGTGCTTGGGCAGTAGTTATGAAGATTGATAACGATGAGATATGGGAAGATGTAAAACAAGGTAAGTATCTTGGTTTTAGTATAGAAGGTTTCTTTAGTCAAAAAGAACAAGAGCTAGCTAAGCAAGACTTGGTAGAATATCCTCACATTATGTACAATCCTAAGACTGGAGATGAAGTAGAGATAATGGATAAAAAGGAACACGACAAGTATGCAGCAAAAGGTTGGGTGCATAGCAAACCAGAAGGATATAAAGAACAAGAATTAAAGTCTTATAGCGATTATCCACAATCTGCAACTAACAATGCTAAAAGAGCCTTAGCTTGGGTAAAGAAGAATGGTTGGGGAAGTTGTGGTACTCCTGTTGGAAAACAAAGAGCAAACCAACTAGCTAACAGAGAGCCACTAACTAGAGATACAATATCTAGAATGGCATCATTTAAAAGACATCAACAACATAAAGATGTACCTTATTCGGAAGGATGTGGTGGACTTATGTGGGATTGCTGGGGAGGAACTAGTGGTGTTGAATGGGCGATAAACAAACTAGAGAAGTTATCTTTATCTGAAGAGGACTCTGAGGCTCTAGAATTATTAAATGAAATCCTAAACAAATTAAAAGATGAGTAGAAGAAAAGAACAAGAGTGGAGTAGAACATCTCCAAAGAACAAGCGAAGAGGATGTCTATGTAAAGACGGAAGTAAGTATAGCAGAGAGTGTTGTAAGGGTAAAATGATTAATCAAGGAATAGGAAACATTTAATCAAAAATACAACAATATTTATATTACTAGTTATTAGTATTAGTTAGTATTAATAATAAATTTTAATTTATGAAAAGTCCAAAAGAAATTGTAGATGCGTTCAAAAGCATTTTACTTTCTTCTGAAGAAGTAGTTGAAACACCTGTAGAAGAGGTTGTTGAACTAGCTGAAGAAAAAGTAGAACAAGCTGAGGAAGTTATCGAAGAAGCTCCTGTAGAAGAAGAGGTTATTTCTGAAGATTCAGATATTGAATCATTAAAGAAGAAATACGATTCTTTATACGAAGAGTTAGATTCATTAAAGGCTTCTGTTAAGCAAATGATGGAAATCGTTTCGCCTTCAGAGGAGAAAGACGTTCCTGCTGAGTTATCAGAGGAAGTAGAAATTAAGGAAGATGTTACTGAACTATCTGCTGAAGCAGAAGAAATAGTACATTCTCCAGAAGCTCAAGTAGAGCAAAAACAACAACACTTATATTCACAAAGCAGAAGTAGAACTGTGAAAGACTCAATCTACAACAAACTATTTAATAAATAAAAAAAAAGATGGCAACAACAACTTCAATTACAACAACTTACGCAGGAGAAAAAGCAGCAGGGTACATCTCAGCAGCTTTATTATCCGCAAATACTATCGAAAACGGTGGTATTACTGTTAAACCTAATGTAAAGTTCAAGCAAGTAATCAAAAGACTTTCTACCACAGACTTAATCGCTGATGGAAGCTGTGATTTCGCTGCAACTGACACTGTTACTTTAGACGAGAAAATCTTACAACCAGAAGAATTTCAAGTAAACTTAAACTTATGTAAAACTGATTTTAGAGATGATTGGGATGCAATATCTATGGGATATTCTGCATTTGACAATCTACCTCCTTCTTTCCAAGAGTTTTTAATCGCTGAGATTATTGCTAAGATTGCTGACAAGAATGAGAAAAATATCTGGATGGGTGCTACTGCAACTGCTGGAGAATTTGACGGATTAGTAGCTTTAGCTACTGCTGATGCAACTGTAAACGATGTAGTAGGAACTACTGTTACTTCTGCTAACGTAGTTGCTGAAATGGGTAAAGTAGTAGACGCTATGCCTTCTGCATTATACGGAAAGTCAGATGTTAAATTATACGTTGCTCAAAACGTTTATAAAGCTTATGTAAGAGCTTTAGGAGGATTTGGAGCTAACGGAGTAGGAGCTGCTGGTTACGAAGCAAAAGGAAATAACCAAGCTATCAACTCATTATTATTTGATGGAGTAGAGGTATTCTTAGCAAACGGATTAGACTCTAACTATATGTACTTAGCTGAAGCATCTAACATCTTCTTTGGAACTGGACTTTTATCAGACCACAACGAAGTTAAAGTGCTAGATATGAGCGATTTAGACGGAAGTCAGAATGTTAGATTCGTAATGCGTTTCACTGCTGGTGTACAACACGGATTTGGTTCAGACATCGTTCTTTACACTCCAGCTTAATTAACTAATTATTAACAATAACCCTCCTCTTTTATGGGGAGGGATATTAAAAACCAATACAACAAATGGCTTGTGATTTAACATTAGGAAGAAAAGAAGTATGTAAAGATTCGGTTGGAGGTATAAAAGCTATCTACTTATCGAATTTTGAAGATACCACTACTGCTAGTTACACATTTGATGCTACTAATACAGACGTTATTGATGCTGTATCTGGAACACCAAACGTATACAAGTATGAAGTAAGAGATGCTTCTTCTTTCACGCAAAATATTCAGTCTAGTGCTGATACAGGAACTACTGCCTTCGAACAAGTAGTTGAATTGACATTGAAAAAATTAACTATTGAAGACAACAAAGAATTAAAATTACTTTCTTATGGTCGACCAAGAGTTATTATTCAAGACCAAAATGACAATTACTTTTTAGCTGGATTTGAAAATGGCTGTCAAGTAACTGCTGGTACTATCGTAACAGGACAAGCAATGAATGACCTTAGTGGTTATACATTAACTTTAACTGGTATGGAAAAGAGACCTGCAAACTTCTTAGACTCTGACCCTGCAACTGTAGGATTTACTGTTGTAGTTCAAGCATAGTTTTACGTTTACTTTATGTTTTTAGTTTAGGTCTACTTCGGTAGACCTTTTCTTTTGCAATAAAAACAAAAAAACGAATATACGTTATAAGTTTATGATTAGATTATTGCCAACATCAAGCTCACAAACTTTTTCTATATTGCCTAGAACATTAGATACAACAGGTATCAATGCTACAATAAGAGAGGATGGTACAGGAGAGTCTGTAACGATTACTAATGTAACAGCAGTAGTTAACAATGACTACATAGATGTAACTCTGTCTTCAGATAAGTTCATAGCTGAAAGAGCCTATGTTCTAGAAATGACTAGAGGTTCTAATTTGTGGTATAGAGACAAGATATACGTTACAAGTCAAACAGACACGGACATCTACCATACTATAAGTACTGACTATTACGAAGAGAACGATACTGATGGCGATGATAAATACATAACAATATAATGGGTAA